ACTGGTGCGTAGAGTCCCATCAAGTACACGACGTACTCTGGCGAGGTCTGCTGCAAGCGCCGGGATTGTTTTGTAGCCTGTGCGTAGGACAGCAGCAGGGTGAAGTGTCGGTAAGATGTATTCAAGCGACGACGGGAGCGGAATCGCCTCCACGAGTTTGTGTTTGACAACTTTTGGGTCTCCCTTTTTGTGAAGCTTTGTAGTAGTCTTGTATTGCTCGTGCCGTACTACTTTACGCGTATGCGGGTGGCAATCAGCAGGGCGAACGAGATAGCCCCGCCAAGACTCAATGCCAGAACGACGCTTGGCGAGCCTCTCAGCAGAGATAATGTTAGTGAGCCGATCAAAAGCAATCCCCCCAAGACAAACAGCAACACGAGCAGAACTTCGAATAAGCGCATCATTAAATGTATCCCAATACCTTTCGAGTTGCTCTTGGGATGGATTACCGTCTGCCTTGGCAGGCCATTCGCCAATCACGTTAAGGATGTAGCAATCGTTTCTTGTCCAACCGCCACGCTTGGCTAGTGACCAAAGCAGGCGGCCGGAGCCGCCAATGAAAGGGCGGTCTTGAGCTAGTTCTTCACGCCCTGGAGCCATGCCAACTACTAGAATTGGCGCTTCAGGGCGGCCGTCAATCATGCAACTCACGTGCAGCCTCCTTAAACACACAGCCTGTAGTATGTTCGTGGTCTGTTTCACTACAAATAGTGCATGTTATCCTACCATAATCAGGCCCGACAATTGATGACGGCACAACGAAATAGTCATATATCTCTTTTAGTATCCTTCTTGTGCTCAATCGTGCCTCCGCTTTTCTCGGCGGCGCGGCCACTTCCCCCACGCCTTCGGTTTGGTTTCTCTGCGATAGCGCTTGGCTAGCTCCCTTCGACTAACCCAATTACGGAATTCATCGAATAAGAAGCCAATGTCGAGCACGTCAGTCTTGATGGGTGGCGCCGGGGACAAGGCTTAGCCTATCGTCTTTGACTTGAGCGAGTTTGGTGAGTAGAAGGTGGACGGCGCGTTGGGGGACGCTCTGCCCTGCACCCTTGGCGCTGTTCAAGTCCAAGGCCATCAGTTGCATATTGCCGTCCACATAGCCACGCGTGCTATCCTGACGATCCACTGATAGTCGCTGGCCAACTTTGCGTAGTGCCAAGAGTGATCGGCCCGTCACCTGACATCTGGCTTGCGGGTCGCAACTCAGTGTCATAAGGAGCGCATGCGCTTCTAAGTCGTGCTCCAGATGGGGTAAGGTACGCTCCCTCAAGTATGACATGCAACGCGCGCAGTGCCTCGTCTGCGGCAAGCTGTCCCTCGCGCCACACCGATAGCACAGCCCAGGCGAGCGGGACTTTCGCGCTTGCGCCTGCTGGGTTCTCTTCGTTTCTCTGCACTTCAAACATAATCTACCGTTATCCTCCCGCTCACGGTTGCACCGTGAGCATTTATTCACATGGGGTTCCCATGTCATCATAGCCGCAGATGGACTGGGTAGTTGTCGGCTTGGCTTGTGGTCCATAGGCATCCGGTCGCATTTGGGGTGGGCGCGGAACCTCTACAAGCGTTCTTCCGTCTGGCGGTGAGTCAGCTAGTGGCTTAGGCGCGTGGACGAGCCTGAGGGGCGCTCCACACGCCGGGCAGTTAGTGCTTGTGTGCATTATACGGCTTCTCCTGCGCTAAGATCATCGTACTGGCTGATGTCTTGGCGCTTCACGCCATCCTTGTCTGTGTAGTGCTTGATTATGCCATAGACCTTGGCGCCACGAACGGGCGGGTCTTCACCAAAGAAGAACTCCTTAAGGTCTAGGCTGTTAGCGCTAGTGGATTCGTCAATCAGGCCGGTCGCCCGGAGGAAGTTACCTAGGCGTCCGAGACTCATGAGGCTCATGGTGCGCTCTTTGTGGTTCTTCTCACGGAGTTTCGAGGGATTGATTAGGTAGCTGGCGGTGAAGGGCTTTCCAACGTTCGTAGGATCGACGCTCTCTGCCGCGACCCGAAGCTGAATTCGAATGAAGATGCGTTCGGGGTTGTTTTCTACCACTCCCATGTTCGCGCCTGTCACATCGAATAGCTCCGTCCAGAAGGTTGCCTTACCGCCCTTTCGTGCTCCCTCGGGCACCTTGAGCAGCCAAGAGGTAGCCTCGTTGGCTTCCTCCATGATTTGTGGATCAATCACCAATGAGGGGACTTCAAACTCAACCATTACTTAGCTCCCTTGTATTCGCCCCGTAGGACTTGGATTAGTGTCTGCCAGAATTCAACTGGGTTCTCGCTTAGCTCATTCTCGGGGATGGGGTTCTTGGGATATGGGCTGCGGAGCCCCCCGAGATAAAGCCCTTTCTTGTCTGTGTACAGCAAGCGCTTTGTAGTACGAGTTGGTGGGTTGCCCCGAACTAAGCGCTCTTGAACGTCGAGGGTAAACAGGTTGTCGAATAGCGAGGCTACCGGTTTAATCGCCGCCTTCCCAATAGTCGCTGGACCGAAAGTAACCTGTCCCGCACCCTCCGGCTCCATAAAGTCTGTGTGAAATAGAACGATGACGTTGACGGGTTGCTTGAGTAGGAACTTGAGGATATGAAGTACTGCACGCTGAGCGATTGCATAGTCCCCCATCATTGGTTGTGCCATGTAATATGGCGTTCCGAAATCACCTACTGCAACATGCTTGTCGCCTTTCTCGCCACTGAAGACCCCACTGTCCGCATATGCTGAGAGCAGATCACGCGCGGTAGCGGTCATGGTGTCCCAGATCAGTGTTTGGACCGGTGGAATTTCAACCTCTCCATCCTTGAACCCCTCTGCCCAAGGCTTCGTAGCGATAGTAATTGCTTCCCTATGCGGATCGAATACCACCTTGGTCCCCACGGTCTTAGATGATGGCTCCACCACCAGAATGTGCGCCCGGTTCTCAGGCAACACAGGGTCCAGCGACGCACTTCCTGGGTCCCAAGCCACATAGGCCGCGAGGTCCCCCAGTTCTTCCCAGGGTAGGCTCGTTGCCAGCCGCGTTTTTCCATATTTAGGTTCTCCGACTATCGCTGCCTTAATCAGTCTCTTCGGAGTTTCTACTGCTTTGACTTGGATGAGCACTGCCCCTCCCTACTACAATCTGGTTGTTTGACAGGAAGTTAGCTAGGCATGCGAAGTACACGATGCTAACTCCTGCGCCCCACGATGGTCGCGGCCATTTCAATGCTAGTGCTATTTGATCCCAGGCGAAGAACGAGAGGGTTCCAAGCACTAAAATAAGCACAATCATTTGAAGCAGCCCAACTGTATTGAACATATCACTCCTTCAGTGCCGTTTTGACACAATGTAGAGCGTCTCGTTTAGAAAGACGAGGACGGCAACGACTAGCCCCACGAAGAATCCAATAACGTATGCTAGTGCTGCCCATACCGACATCTGCAAGGCTCTTCGCAGCAGCATACGCAGCGTGGTGACGATCCCCTTCTTCGACGCCATTGTGTAGAAACTCCCTTGCGAGTCCATTTAGATGCGCGGACACGGTGATTAGGTTCGAGATATTTTTCGGCCGCTCAATCGCTTGGCTCGGTGGGTCGGTGTAGAATTTGTTTATGAAGGCTTCGGAGGCCAGGCGAGCGGCGGCGGGCCGGAGGAACGTAGCCATGAGGCCTGAGCGGGTGTTTCGGGTTCCGGGGCAACGAACGATCCGCCCGAGATCATAGCAGACTGAATCAATTCGGTATCCCGCGTTGTTGTCCCAGGCGGCTTTGAGTTGTTTGAGGAAGTTGGCTGTGGCACGTTCGGCTCTTTCCGGTGTATGTGGTTCGAATTCGACCCAGGCGTGCGCCCCGCGTCCAGTAAGTAGCGTGTGCGCTGCCATGTACGTTCCAGGTTGGATGGCATCAGCGACAGCTAGAATACTGAGGATTCCTTCGCTTGGATCGCACGCCGGGTCAACAGGGTCGAGGTCAATCAGGATGCGGTGAAAGGCCGTCACCTGCCGCGACGTGGCTTTGAGCCCGTTCCCAATCGACGGGTTTAGGTGCAGGTACACGTCGTACCCTAGGCTTTCGAGGTTTCGTGCGGCTCGTTCGAGGGCTTCCGGCGACTTCACTCTTCCCCCTACGGCCGATCCGTCGCTCCTTTTGGCGAAGTACCTCACGTTTCCGTCGTTCAGAATTTGCCAGGCCTGCCTTATGTTGCTTCTTCGGATGTTTTCGTCGCTCTGATTTGTCAGCATGGGCGAGGTCTCTGGCTGATTGTTCGCAGGCGGGGCAGGTTCGATTGCTCCAATCTTCATGTTCTCTGATTTCAAATTGCTTTCCACAGAAGTCACAGTGTACTACGAAACGGGTATCAAACATTGGTATATCTGGGCTCCAAATCCACAAAATGCTCGGACTCAATGCTAAGCTCTCTATCGCAGACTTGTTTATAAGGACAGAGCGAGTTCCGATATGGACCAGCGCATGCACTGCGCTGTTTATAGATTCTTCGCGTCCCATTGCTTCCAGCTTCGATGTCGTCAATAAGCTGCGACAGGTCTTTGAGAGCTTCAGATACCAGAGCATCTGTTCGTGGGAGATATTGGGGAGGGATGAGGGCGTCATGTGGTGACTCCGTTAGTCGCTTGGAGGACAGCTTTCGTATAATATTAAGAACTGTGCCTCCAACGATTTCGGTGGGCATAGCCTCCCTAAGCATAGCGTGATAAGCGATCTCATGCCAATCTGTTCGCTGCTGCTCACAAAACGTTGCCACTGGAACTCCTGCGGCGAGGGTTTTGTGTTGCAGATGCCAGAGAAGATCATTCCATCGAATTGGAGCGTCAAGTCGTCCGACGATGGTGTGGCGTCCACAGGGGATTTCAAGCTCTACCTCCGTCCCAAGTATTTCCCAGTCTTCAGGTGGTGTCCAAAGCGCAACCGATGGGGAAATCGTTCCCCATGCTTCTCCAACCTCGACTGCGGCCTCAGGCGGAAGTGTTGATAGGTAATCATCCACTGCCGCATAAGATTCTCGCCCTCGTAGCTTCGCTTCCAACGCCAGGTGGGCAAGTGCGCCAACATCAAGCGCCAATGGCCTGGATGGAACTCCACGTAGGAGCGTGTATTCATAGTGCGCCTTCATTGGGCACTCAACGTGCCGTTTAATTTGGCTTACGCTTATCTTCATCGCAACTCAGCAAGACTAGAACTATGATTGCTGCAAGTAGTATAACTACTCCTGTTACGAACATAGCTTCCAATGGCCTCTCTTTTCTTGTGTTGCTTTCCCCTCTGTCTTTAGGGCCTGAAGTGCGTTGTCTACCCACTTCGCTGCCCTCTGTACTCCTAGTCCTGGTTCTTCCTTCAGTATAGCAGCGATCGCGAGAGCACGAGTAGTTCCTTCGCCCAACGCCCCCTGTAGGACCGCCATTCGATCAATCTCGGTCGGAGCATCCAGACGTATGGCCGGTAGCCCGTCCACCAAAAACTCATTGATCGTGAACCCGGTTGGAGGCTCCATTCCCGAAGCACCCCGCCCTTTAGGCCAAAGCATGTCCACATGCTTCTTGCCTTGGCGTAGCTGAAAGTGAAAGTCTGAGCTTCCGGGGATGACAGTGGCCCCCCGAGATAGGTAGTTCGCACTACGCACATCCCCCAGCATGGGCTTTGCGGTATGATGGCTGAAGAGAATTGCACAGTTGAAGGTGTCCCGCAAAGTCTTCAGCAGCTTCATAACAACCCTCATCTGGGAGTTCGAATTCTCGTCCGCAGTGTGGACATCTAACAGTGTGTCCAACATCAGGACCTCGAACTTCGTCGCTTTGTACCATTCGTTAAGCCAGTCTAAGAACGTGGCATCGGTGATTACGATACCCTCGTTGAGTATTAAGTCTACCTCATAATGCTTGAGGTCTTCGGGTTTGATTCCATAGCCTCGGGCTAGCTTCATGGCTTGGCCAGCGTAGTCCCAGGTGGGTGCGTCCTGGCCAATAAACAAAACCCTCCTAAGTTCTTTTGGGGTGTAAGAACCTAGGAGGGGCTTTCCCGTTGCGAGTGCAAGTGCGGCTGCGAGAAGGAACAGAGTCTTTCCAGTATAGGGCTCTCCGCTGACCATTGTGAGAGTTTCATGTAGTAGCAGTCCTGGGAACAGTGGGTCAGGTGGTACGATTGAGCCATCTGCAAGTTTGGATAGCTGAAGCGCGCCACGCTTGGCGCGCAGCCATTCCTCATGCGCCGCAATTTCGATGGGTTCATGGTTCATTGCTCTTTAGATGCGCGCGGCGTCATTTGGATTCACAAATTCCGGTTGCGATAAGCCATGCCAAAAAGACCACGAGTGGAGCAATGGCTGCGCCTACGCCAACCGCTTGCCTATCAAAGAACCACACACAGAAGTCTATCCACTTGGAATAAAGCCAGATGATTCCAGCACACGCCCCTAGGACTCCTGCTAGTGCCCAATACAACAACGGCATTTTTGCCTCCTAAATGGCGGGGACCACGGGACTTGCGCCCGCAACCTTCTGCTTGACAGACAGGTGTTCGCCTATTCGAACTCCGTCCCCAAAAGTCTTGCGGTACTAAACTCTGTTTTTCCTTCTACTTCCTTAGGTACGTATATGACACGCCATCCAACACGAGAACGCCCGAATTGGACTCTCTCACAGGTGGTACACCAACGATAAGTTATCTTATAGTTTAATGTCGCCCAATCCGTCCAAGTGTGTCGCTCGTCTTTATACTCAGATTTTACGCAGTTATTCACTCTGCCCCCTAAATGGAGCCCACACGAGGATTCGAACCCCGGATGCGCGGGTACAGGCCGCGTGCATTTCCCCTTTGCTATGCGGGCAAAATGGAGCCGCGCTAAGGATTTGCACCTTAGACCCCGCTTTACGAGAGCGGTGCGTTGCTCCCTACGCTAGCGCGGCTTTATAATTCAGGCGGCCTGCACTCAGGGCAGACCGCATGTGGAAACATGGCTGCTCCCGGCCTCTGCCACTGTCGATCACAGTATGGGCACCTAGCCCATTCCTTAATGGAGCCCTTGGTGGGATTCGAACCCACGGCCTCTCCCGTACCGGGGGAGTGCTCTGCCGACTGAGCTTCGAGGGCTTTGGTCAGTCTATCTATGGCTGCGATAAGCTCTTTGTATTCAGAGCCCCTAGGCTTTCTGCAAGAACATTCTTCATCTATGACAGATAGCTTAGCACCGCATAGATAACAATAGATTTTCAACGTGCCTCCAAACTGGAAGCGTCAACGGGACTCGAACCCGCTAGGTTCAGGGTGAAGGCCTGATCGCTCGACTCTTTGCATTTGACGCTTTAAAAGAATACACTAAGCAGTTTTGCAAATCCCCACACTCCCACAGAACCAACAACCACCCATGCAAATATGCCCGTGGCTGCCGCCAAAATGAAGCTATGGTGCTCCAGCCGATCAAAAATTGAATCAGCGCACATGTAACAAGTAAGCAATGTAGCAAAGAATTCAAGAGCACACACTGCGCCCTTAAAAACATTAGTTACTGTGAAGTGTCCTGGTTCCACTCTGCCCCCTAAATGGTAGCCCAGGTGGGGATCGAACCCACATTCGCCACGGTTTGAGCGTGGTGCGTTAACGATGGTTTAAGCATCGCGCGTTTGCCTAGTTACGCCACTGGGCCAAAGATGGTCCGCTCGGCAGGACTCGCACCTGCACTACTCAGGCTCTCGACCTGACGACTCTGCATTGGTCTACGAGCGGATGGTAGCAGGGATGGGAGTTGCGCCCATCGGGCTGAGGTTATGAGCCTCTGCTGCACACTGGTGCCCCTGCAATTGGTACGCCCTGTAGGACTCGAACCTACAAGCAGCACGTTCTAAGCGTGCTAGGTATTCCTGATTCCCGTCAAGGGCGCTTATCTCGGGGTGATGGGCCAGCGGTAGAGCATAAACCCTTGGCCCACCACATTTAAGTAAAGCTCTCGCCTATCAACTGGATTCACGACCACTCTTCCAACCCCTTTGAGTGGGAAGCTCGCCATGAGTGCCTTCCAGTTAGTGCCTCCGTCCGTTGTGTAAAGCACGCCTTCAGACTTTGTATTATCTCCCCCACCTTTGATAAGTTCTGACGAAGCGATATATATAATGTTTGAGTTTATTGAGTCCACAGCGACGTGACGCCAACGATCTCCAGTTCGAATCTTAGTCCAGTCGGTCCCTGTATTCGTGCTCTTCCACACGCCTCGAAGTCCTGCACCACCAAAAGCGGCTACATAAACTGCATTCGCAAGCGTCGGATGTGTAATAATTGTGTGAACTCCATTCCAGACCTCGCCTTGGACCGATCCACTAGCTGCCCCTGCCATGTTCGTGGCACTGATGTTTGACCAAGCAGTTCCTCCATTAGTCGAGCGCCAAACCCCGGCGATTCCGCCAGCATACATCAAGTTTGCGTCAGCAGGATCAATTGCGGTGGTGTAAAGCGCACCACCTGCTGTAGCCTGTGTAAGCGTCACTGCCCAAGTCACACCGTCGTCAGTGCTTTTATATACGTCCCCACCGGCTGTCACTAACATCACACGGCTTCCGGCTGAGGAAGAGCGTGCTAATGAGATGCCTCGAACGAAGCCGTCTGTCATCCCTGTGGCTTTGGTCCAGTTCGCTCCGTCATTAGTGCTGTAGTAGACGTTAAGCCCCGTTCCACTTGGAGAACCGATACAAGCCCAGAGTTTTCCATCCGTGGTAGGGTCGCATACTATTGAATTGCAATTCCCCCCATGCGTCCCGTTGTCCCACTCGGTTGTGGTTCCGGCGTTTCGCATCACGCTGCTTTGACCTTTGTCAGTTGTGACCCAGAGCCCCAAGTCCCAATAACCTAGATAGACTTTACCGCTTGTGGTCTCGCTGGCTGCTAGACCGCCTCCCACTACGTTATCTAAGCCACGCCCCCGCCATGCGCTTCCTACTGCGTCTGTCCCAATCGTATCTACGATGGTCCCACCCGCACGACAGGTGTATGCGAATTGGGCGCCAATTAAAAAGAATGAATCTGGGTCGTTGTAGTTAGGGGCGGTGGACTTGGCGAATCCGTAGATGTTCTTGCCATGTGCGGCTGAGAGGTCGATGTCGGCTGTTCCTTGCCAATGACCACTGAAGGACATTCCTGAGAGCTTCTTGGTCCAAGTGCTCGCGGTCGAGTCATACTCCCAGACCCCTGATTTATGTGTGCCTCCTGAGGCTGGGAAGCGCTCTATGTCAATCGTGCGAATGATATTTGGTTGGTCCTCACGAATGAATAACGTTCCGGTGTGTACAGCGGAAGGAGTAACTCGGCTCCAGTTATCACCACCATCTGTAGTATGGCATAGCTCGCCGGTCCAGAAGCTTGGATTCCCTGGGTTTGCCGGATCGTCTTCACGAATAGTGATGTACGCTCTGCTTGTATCGGCGGGGTGGAAGGCGCAGTCCCAAATAAGGTCGCCTGCGTCACCAACTAACGATGCGGCCTGCTGTGCCCAAGAAGTTCCACCGTTTGTCGAGAGCCAGAGTGAAGAGTCTGTGACTGACACAAACCCGTCGTCTCCGTGAAGCGTCATGACGCGATTAGCGTCGAGGGGATGCACAATCACCTTCAGTAAGCGGAGACTGGCCGCTGGTGCCCCCATGCTACTGAAGGTGAGCCCCCCATCTGTGCTTTTGTAGATTGCGCCATCTAGTGTGGTGTTACTGGTGTGTACACAGGCATAAACTATTGTGGGGTTTGCCTTTGCGACAGCGATTGCAGTAGTGTAGTTATTCGTTACGTTGGTGATAATGAAGTTGTCACCGCCGTCGTTGCTACGGTAGATTGCGCGCTCGGTTCCTACGAACACAACATTTGAGTTTGTGGGATCGCAGGCCACCGCCGAGAAATGGGTGCGCGCCCCGAGACCGGCGTTGGCGGTCCCTAGGACTTCCCAGGTACGGCCTCGGTCCTTTGAGCGTGAAAGCCCTCCAAGGTCCCCGGTAATAAACCAAGTTCCAATAGGCGAGGCGGCGGCCGAAGTCCACGCACCTCCCTCGCCAGGGTTCATGTTGAATAGCCCGGAACGAGTTGCTGGAGTTAGAATAGTGATAGCAGGCGGCTTGACGGTCACTTCTTCTTTTTTCTTTCGACCTTGTTCATGGTCCCATATACGTAAGCATCCTTACGCTCTTGGGACCAGTTCGGATGTTCTTTCTCGACTTCGCGTTTTAGCTTGTCGTGGAGTTTTTTCGGCACTTTATTGTTCCTTCCCTCACCTTCGCGCACCACTCTCGTTCTTCCATGCGTACCTGCTCAACGTATTGCCCACTGACTTCAAGTTGTTCCAGTGACCCACGCTTGTACGCTTCAGCGGCGACGACGGCGAGCAGGCCGGCGAGCAAGGCCACATCTTCCTCGTTGGGTTGGGCTTGCATACCGGGATGTGGCCACGGTTCTATCCGCGCTCTCAGCCACTCCCGCGCGAGGGCGGCGTAGCGGTCGTCAGGCATGGAGAGCCTTGTTACACTGATGCGCTAGCGCCCACCTGCGCGCTTGAAAGCGATTCCAGGTGATTGGGCTCTCCCACTCACACTCCTGACACTCAGCTAGGTAGTGTTCACTGTCCTCTGACCACCACACCACCAGCGGATACTTCACTTGCTGGTGGGGCGACCAGCCGCACGCGGTTCTCACGTCGTCCTCTCTGGCGTCCCTGGCCTCCCCGCGCGCAGAGCGTCCACGAGCGCGGCGCCTGCGATGTTCTGAATCTCACGCAAGCTCGCCATCGGGTCATGGCCGTCAAGCTGGCCGTTGTATCCCTCCCCATTGCAATCTCTCAGCGCCGCCCGCAGCCGCTCGCAGCACTCGGCCAGGGCGTCGCGCTCGGCCACAAGGCGTCTGATTGTATCCTCTGCGTCTTGCATTACGAACTCGTACTTCACTCAGCCTCCTAGTGGTGCGTGATGCAGGGATCGAACCTGCCGTGAGCGTTGCTCGGAAGGGTTACAGCCTTCTGCACCGCCGTTGGTGCGTCTCACGCAAGTTGGTAGGTCAGTCGGGGATTGAACCCGAATCTCGCTGGTTAAGAGCCAGTGGCTCTGCTTTGAGCTACTGACCTGTCCCCCTAGTAGGACTCGAACCCACATGGGCCGGGTTAGAACTCCGGTGAGCGTCCATTCGCTCATTAGGGGGGAAAATGGATGCAGAGGTAGGATTCGAACCTACACCAGCGTGGTTCAGAGCCACGATGACTGCCGTTATCTACTCTGCAAATGGCGGAAGTGTCAGGAGTCGAACCTGAGCGTGCATGCACGGCCTCAGTTTAGCAAACTGGCCGATTACCACTCTCGCACACTTCCAAAGATGGATGCAGGAGTAGGACTCAAACCTACATTGGCCTCGTTCAAAGCGAGGGGACCTATCATTAGTCGATCCTGCAATGGAGACTGCGGCTGGATTCGAACCAGCGATACGAAGGTTGCAGCTTCGGGCCTTCGCCAACTTGGCTACGCAGTCAAATGGTGGACCCTGTGGGACTCGAACCCACATCAGCTTGCTTGCAAGGCAAGTGTGTTCCCATTAGCACCAAAGGCCCAAATGGTAGGGCATGGAAGATTCGAACTTCCGACCAGTCGCTTCCAAGGCGACTACGCTGTCCGCTGCGCTAATGCCCTATGTTTCTTCCTCATATGTGAAGTGGTTGACGCTCTCGGAATCGAACCGAGTTCTCATGCTCTTCAGGCACGCGCTGAATCACCAGACTAGCTCAGCGTCAATGTGCTTGTCTCGGCGGCCCGCTTCCAGTTGTGCGAAGCTGAGCGCACTCAGCAAGGCTGCTGACGGCCACCAGACGGAGGGGAACGCGCTCCCTGGTCCATCTGGGAATAAATGCACCTCTAACCTAGGACTGCGAGGTGGCGCACATACGCCTGCGCTGGCGTTTGAAGCGTCGGCCGCGACACGAGCGTACCGCCGACTCTAGAGGGAGCTACCCTCCAGCTTTGGTAGGCCCACCGGGACTCGAACCCGGATCACGCCCTAATCTAGGGCTCCCAGGGTATAAGCCTGGCGTTCTCCCATTGAACTATGGGCCGATTATCGCTTCTTTCCATGGCGCTTTAGATAAACACTATCAAGCACGCTTTTATCAGGACTCGCCCCCCCAGTCCATTCATTGCGTGGCTCGTCCCATAAATCCCCCCACATGCGCTTCATAGCCGCGCTATGATGAATTCCATTCCAATAATAATCGGGGGTGATGTTAGGAACACCATTACCAACACCACACCATCGACAGTTTGTACCTGGCCCTGCTGCTCCACCACCACACATGCACATTTTGTCTCCACTGGAGGAAGGTGTAGGATTCGAACCCACGTGTCCGAAGACTCACTAGTTTTCAAGACTAGCGCCTTACCACTCGGCCAACCTTCCAAAATCGAGGGTCTTTTGATGAGAGACCGGCAGAACTCAGCATGGTGTTTATCCCTAGGGCTAGGTGGTTCATGCTCACCCACTGGTGCCCAGCCTTGGCTATGCTCCAAGTACCTTTAGTTTGTAAGACTAACGCTCTTCTGATTGAGCTAGCCGGGCAATTGGTAGGTCACGCTGGGTTGACTACCAGCATCTCATCGGTTAAAAGCCGAGGGCTTTGCTTCGTTAAGCTAGTGACCTGAAATGGACTCCCCGACAGGATTCGAACCCGCATTATCCGGCGTTCGTAGCGCCGTGCATTTCCGTTTTGCTACGGGGAGATGGCACACGCACAGGGAATCGAACCCTACTCTTTGCAGTTTTGGAGACTGTCTCGGATGCCCAGCCCGCCTGCGTGCACAAGTCTATGTCATGCTGTATTACACCAAGCCTGCGGTTAACATTCTGTCTTTGGTAGTAGAGAAGTACCCACCTGGCACAACTGATGCAGCGTGTGTGAAGTAGTAACAAAGCTCTTCATTGAGTGGTATTTGGAAAGCTGGATCGGTAGGGTCTAGTGTACGCACCAAGTGCCAAGGAAGGTGCCGTGCTGTGTATGGACGCCCCGCGCTCATGCCATCTATCTTAGGCAATACCCCCGGACGATACAATGCAAAGGTGGTATCTGTGTTATGACCAAAGTACGAACATTTGCTACCTTCGAACTCTATTTCTGTCCTCCATCTATCAGGATGTCCGTTGGGATAATAGATAAAGCCGTCTGCCTTGGATGCAGGGTTTGCTGACGGAATCCCCGTATCATCTAAGGATAGTGCACACTTGGTATGCGTAGTCCATCTATCTAAGCCCTCTTTCAACACCGATGGCCAATCAACTGGGACCAAAGAGATGTCTAAGTCCGGGTCCGTTACTACATAGGGCTCAGTTAGGTGTTGAATGGATCGAAGGGTCCACGGTGCATACGCACCTATATTGCTCACTAACCTCCATACATAGAGGCCACACTTGTTATACCATTCTAGCAACGGGGGATAGCTGCTTGCGTTGTCTACAAATACAACCTCGTGTCCCTCATTTGCTAGCTTTGTTGCCATTTCTCTTGGCCACGTCAGCAGGTCACGGTTGTTTATGTAAATCTTCATGCGCGAGCGCCGGGCTGTATCCTAGCTGTTAGACGAGTGAGTAGAGTTGGGGCGTATCGTGCCCCCTATCTATACGATTTTCGGCAACCCGAAGGCCCTTTCGATTCGTATAGATGTACGGCTTAGCGTGACTACCCTTTTGCCCGCGCTAAGTTCGAGCGAAAATGGTCCGCCACCAAGGATTCGCACCCTGATACCCCGCTAATCGGGCGGGGGTCCTGCTATTGGACGAGCGGCGGATGGCTGCACAGGCGGGATTCGGACCCGCATCTCCCGACTTAACAGGTCGATGTTTTGCCAATTAAACTACCGGGCAGCATGTGGGGTGACAGGCTGGACTTCCACCAGCTTGGGGAGGGTCACAACCTCCAGGTTCGAGTCTTCACCATCTGCCACACTTGGAAGTGCTTGTCGCACTTGAACTTGGAGCGGATACAGGGACTCCAACCCTGACCTTCAGTTTGGAAGACTGAGGCGCTAGCATTACGCCATACCCGCGTCGAACCTTTAGATGCGGCTAGCGCCCCTGAGATTCAAACTTTCTACACTCCCCAGTCAGGATCGGGTGGGGCGAAGGTGTCGATTAGCAGCTTGTGCTCGCCTGCCTTGGCCGCGAGGGCCGCAAGCTCAGCCCGGAGATCATAGAGCCCGCACCTTGAATCAGCCATCAGGTGAACGAGTTCCCGAAGGATTGAAGGGCTCTTGGTGCGCCCGGACAACTGGAGCATCCCATTACGGAGGTCTTCCTTGGTGGCCTTGGACCAGTGCTCTGAGAGGTAGTACAGAGCCGTAGTCTTGTCCTGGCCCTTGAGCTTGAGGGCCTTCCTGAACAGGGTGTCGAGGCGGCAGGATTTGCTCTTGACGTGCTTATCCCAGAGCCGGACGCCCTCGGCGCAATGGGCGCGTGCGACTGCTTTGCGGGTGATGATTCGCATGGTTTTCACCTCCTTTCACTAACTTCACTTTTCACTTCACTATTTTTCGAATAGTGAAGTGGCCGCTAAGTTGTTGCGAATAGCGGACTTGGACTTCACTAGTGACGAACTTCACTAATCGTATTCTAATCGTTGCGGCACAACGACTTACGCCGTTCACTATTTCCCCTATATACATAGCACGCTAGTGAAGCGTTCGCTTTCACTACCGCGCCGCGCTCCGCTGAGGCTTCGCGCTTGCTGCGTGCTTGAGTATATAGCGCGCGAGGTAGTGCTTGTCTCGGGGGGATGGTGTTAAGGGATGGGCTTCGAAGGCTTAATAACGCCGGAGGCTATTAAGACTTCATTTATTGGGGTCATCCTCGGCAGAGCGGCCTATGATGAGGACTAGGAGTAGGATTAGTAGGATAGCGCCTAGGGCGCTCACTCGATTTTCACCTCGTTATTCTCATCCCTGAGCTTGGTTAGGGCGTCGATGCACATGTCGATGACCGCCCGCTGTTGGACGGCATCGTTCTTGGCCTTGGCCATGAGGTGCTCGCAGGCAAAGGCCGCACCCACCCATCTCGTTTGATTGCGGGGACTTAGGGCCTCGATGGGCGGGACTTTGCCCTTGCCCCCGTCAAGCCGCCAGCCCGTTCCATAGAGGGCTTGGGCGATTTGGAGGATGGAAGCCCGCCGTTCGGCCGGCAGGGCCTCCCAGGCTGCGGTGAAGGATTTCATGCATGCCTCGGGATGATCTTCGTCCAGCCGGCGCGCTGGAGGGCTTTAGCGACGTTTTTGGCGTGGTGCTCGACGTACTTCTGGAAGGGCGCAACGGTGTGGCGGTAGCGCAGTCGGGATTGGAGGGCGAGCAGGGACGAGTTTTCGAGCAGGGCCGCGACGTGATCGGCGATGTCTTCCTCGATTCGCTCGCAGGAGCGGGACAACATGTAGCGCCGGCCGAGCTTGGGGTTTTTCATGTAGCGCCAAGCGTGGCAGAGTTCGTGGGCGAGGATGGCCCGGCGCTCGGCGATGGTCCGATTGAAAAACCCTTGGCAGAGGAAGATTTTGCCCTTCCCTGCCCCGGTGTGGTAGGCTATGAAGGGCGTGGTCCGGTCGAGCACCTCAACGGGCGGGGGGTCTATGGCCATACGGTGTCCTCCCACACAGCGGCTTTGACATGGCGTTCCGCGTCCCCGAGCCGGGCGAGTTCGCGGATTGAGATGGGGATGTGGTGCCAGAGACGCGCGAGGTCGTAGGCGATTTTGTGGTGGTCGATGATAACCACACCACTGATCCCTGAGTATGTCTCGCCGTCGTTCAGCACAACGAGTTCGGGCATTAGACCTCCCGGTTCCGCCCGTGCGATAGGATTTTTGCGGCGCCGGCCTGGGCCTTGAGGGGCCACAGGGCACAGAGGGCACGGGCTTCCGCGACTGTGGGCGCCGAGACAAGCCACCACTCACGGCAGGCGGTGACGGCATCGGGGATTTTGGCTTTGGGAATGCGGATTGCGAGCCGCCTGCGCGCGAACAGGGCCATGAAGTATTCCCTATTCGGCTTCGTCATCGTCTTCCTCCAAGTCGGAGGGGTCGGGCTCTTGCTCGTCTTCGAGCACTATGAGTTCGAGATCGAGTTGTTCGAGGTCATCGAGCAGCTTATCGGCGGCCTCGACGGTGGACGAGATGCTTGTGCGAACGTCTTCGATGGATTCATGGAGACGGAGATTCGGGGGCAATGATATTCACCTCCTTGAGATGGGCTAGGAGCTTTCTGAGGCGTTCTAGCGTGAGATCGGGAATGAAGCGGAAGGAAAAGCCCTTCGTGCTGTGTGGGGGGACGATGGGCGTGTTGATGCCCCACGCACTCCAAGACCCACCTGCCTCAGTGAGTTCGATTACGCCTGGGTAGAAGTGCTTTCCACCTTTGGGGTCGGTGACTTCGAGCACGAATAAGGGAAGGGCTGTGGGTGGGATGCTAGCGAGCACCTTGAGCATGCTGATGGCGAGTTGGGCAGCGGTGGTGTGGTGTAGAAACCCACGCTGGCAGCCCGCCTCGACGAAGAGATCATGGGGTGCCCAGGTGGAGTTCTCGATTGTGATGGCTGCGTCGTCTGCGCCGGGGCGAGTGCCGCCCACGCCTCGGGAGGCGGGTGCCCAGGGGCCGCGAAACTGGATTCTCATGGTGTGGCCTCGAAGAACGGCTCGATGCGCCAGTCGAGTGCGGGTAGAGCTTCGGAGATTGCGTCGCCGTCCGGGTTCTGGACTACGAAGCTATCGCCTAGGAGGACTACCTTACCCTCGACCTTGCGGGATTCGCCGGTTGTGGTGTTGATGAGCCGCCAGCCTTGGGGCTTGAAACGCTCGGAGTTGTAGGCGGTCCATTCGAGGATGAATGCAGCGAGACGCTTGGCGGCATTGAGTTCGAGGTTGATCCAGTAGTCGTTGGGGGTGTAGAGAAGCAGGCCGGAGTCTGAGGCGTGAGGACGGATGTGGAAGTTGACTTGGGACCGCTTCGTGGTGCTCGAACTGTTCACATCTCCCGTGATGGTGATATGCTCTGCGGGCTTGTCCATGCTTTCACCTCCTTTCGAGTGGAGTAGGCAGGTTCCAGTGGACCTGGAGCTTACGGTGCTTAGCACCAGCCTGCCTTGGGACTACTCCGCTACGAATCGGGGCTCGTAGTTGAACTGGGCCTGGACCACGCCCAGATGGTCACAGAGGGCCATGCCGTCCGTGTTCTCCTTGATGTACCACCCGGCAGGAACAGAGAAGGTGGCAGGAGACTCGGAGCGCGGGGCAAAGCCCGCAGCGCCGAGGATGGCCTGGCCGAGTGCGACGGCTGAGGCGGCGTCGATGACGCCCTCGGTACGGGGAAGAGCAAGAAACACATTGGGGCCGTCTGAGTCAACGATGGCCGACTGAGACGAGAAGGGCGCTTGCCCTCTCGCCTGAGCAGCGCGAAGTGTGATGTTCATTGGGTTTTCACCTCCCTTCGAGGGGATTTTTGAGGCGTGGATGATGCAATCTCCCGTGGGTAGTGACGTGGCCCTCAACGCCTACCCTGTCGGCATGCCCTTGCCTATGCGCTAAGTCAGGGTGCTGACCAGTGTGCCCCTGGGAGACTATGCCCGTGCGCCTAGCACAGCCCTTTTGTGCCCGTGCCCACCCTTCTATCCTGAGCGCTCGGAATCCTCGGGCGGGCTGGCCTTCACTGATGGGATGAGGCTAGACCGTTGCGAGTCTCAGATGGGTGCGGAGTTCACATATTCGCGTGTGCCGTTCGCGGGGACGCCCGTGCGTGTCGGGGTGCGGTGCTATGGGACACCGCGCGTCACGTATGGCGCGCTGGCCCCGTCGCCCTCGTCTCATATCCTCGCCCATTTGGCCCGATGCGCCGACTCTACGGTACGCATTGGCGTTTGGGGGGCGGACCCCGGCTCAGTTACCTGAGCACCGGGCGTGTGTTCCCGGCCCCTTCTGCTAGGCGTTCACTCGCTTCCCGAGCTAAGCCATCGCTTGGGTAGCGGCAGGTTTCGCGCTGCCGCCTTGCGCCGCGTTAGATGCGCCGAAGCGCTACGCGGATTTGTTAAGTTACTGTCACGGCGCCCCGAGGCTGGCCGGTCGCCAGATGGAACGGTCGCCGGTACGGAGTGAGTCTGCCGGACTCATCGGGCAGGGGGCTCACCCTGCGACGTGCGCCACGCGGCGCACGTTTCGTCCTAGGCGGATTCGTAGGCGTTGAAGCCCACGACGATGGCTGCCATTCCTGGTAGCCGCTTGTTGCCCTCGGTGGATGCCACGCGGATGGTCTTGCCGGACTTGGAACGCCCGCCCCGATGCTTGAGGTCGATTCGGAGCGTAAGCGTGTCTTCGGAGACCTCGGCCGTGACGTTCTCGCCGATGGGCACTCCCTTGAGTGCCATGTGTGTGCCCTCCCGACTGCGATGCACGGATGCGCCGTGCGCGCTTGCAAAGATGGGGGCAGGGCCGCTGGCCTTCGTGGGGCGGACTGCCCTTGGGACATTGGCCCCCACAGTCACATGGGTACTTGCTTGGCCTCGTGGCAGCTTGCAGCCAGCCCGTAGGTGCTGCGTGACCGGTACACTGTGTTGCCCCCGAAGCGTGCCCCGGATTTATCGGCCGCTCTCGGGTTGCCGTGCTAGTGCGCGTCTAGCACACGGGGCGTTAGTTCTGCTCACCTGACGCGTGGGGCCGCTGGAGCATGGTCTTGAGCTTGTCCACGATGCTGCCCGGCTCTTTGGCCAGAGCTTCGGAGATGATGAGGCGCTGAAGCCCTCGAAGTTCTCCAAGCTCCGTCATGTAGTGGCCGAGAAGGTTCGTGAGCGTGTCTCGGGCGTTGCGAAAGGCGCTGATGTCTGCCGACGTGGAGCAGTCGGAGACTGCCGCTACCGCTTCGCCGAGAGCTTCGGACAGTTCCTCGCCCACTTGCGTCAGGTGAGACAGCGTGTATCTGTGAAGTGCTCGCAGTTCCATGCTGCCTCCCTTGTACCGTGGGACCATTCCCACGAAGCCGGGCACCGTGGCATCATGCCGGTAGGGTGGGAGCAGGGAGCGAAGACCGATTGCCTGCTCCGTGGTGCCCGGCTTTGTGAGAACGCGCCCCCTTTCAATCTGCGAACGAGAGCAGTCCCGCTCGTGCGAGTCGTTCGCGCTGCTCGCGGAGCACTTGCGCTTCAGCATGCTCGCGTGATAGCCTGTCGGCCATGCGCGAGATATGCGTTGGCGCGGAGTCTTGCGCCCGTGCCTTGCGGCTCTTGCGACGGCGGCGGAGATGTTCAAACGTTAGCACGTCGCGCGGCCCGTCCTGACCTTGGATGGTAACAAGGCGGGCGGGAGCGCTCGAACCTACGCCAACGGCGCGCACGAATATGTGCGGCGCTGCGACCGCGAGTAAGAGCGCATCGGCTTGGGCGCGCATCTCGCTGCGCGTCATGTTGTGGCCCTCCAGGCCGGTCGCACCATGCGACGCGGCGCGACGGCCTAGTGCGAATCGCGTGCCAAAAAGCTAACTCGTTTGAGCGCAACGAGTTGACATTTGCTTGACTGCTGACTTCCGCAAAGTGTGCGGAAATAAGATGCGGAAAGCGTGTAAGGCGTTGGCGCGCAGCATGTTGTGCGATCGGAAGAAGGATTCGCACGGGCGCGCGGCGCGTTGCAAGGGCCGTGCCAGTGAAGAATCCCCCCTCGCGCGAGCGAGCGTAGCAAGGCCGATGCCAAGCCGGGATTGGCATGGAACTTGCACTCCGCACCCGATGCAAGAAGTGTGCCAGCGGCGCGGCACAGAGCGTGCTACGCGTAGCAAGAGGCGTGCCAGTGCGCTACCCCTTTGCGGCGCAAAGCACTCTGCCGCATAAAGTAAGGCCCCCGGAGCCCCCCCTTGACCGCGCCGAGACGCACCTAGGAGCGCCCCAAAATTTTTGTAAAAATCCCTTGACAATCCCCATAGCTGTGTGCTACACTTCCAACATCGGAGGTTCATCCACCCCTTATGGCTTATAAATCTATACGTACCTTAATCTTAGAGAATGCGGTATGTGAAAAGCCGCTCAGCGCCCGCGATCTCGCAAATTTACATAGAATTAAGCCCTCAACGGTTCATCGCCAAATGACGCGGCTCCGAGCCCAGGGACTAATACCCAAGAGCAACTTCCAGCGTAAGCGTGGGGGAGAGTATTCTACAGCCTCAGGCTATGATAACGTACCTCCACCACCGCCCCCACCACAGCACCCAATTTGGAAGCAGCAAGATGTAGACGCGATTGTAAATAGCGAGGTCATGCCAGAGCTTGAACGGCTCCAAAAGCTCTCGCACATGGCCCGAAATGGCCCCGATGCCATCTCAATAGCCGCAATCAAGGCCATCGAAGACCTCTCACGCGCTCGTGGCTCCACGGTCGGTCCCCAAAAGCCACTCACGGAGGAAGAAGCGGTCGCACGTCTCGTGCGCTTATGCATGGCCCTCGGCCGCGAGCTAAGCGAGAAGGCACTTTCAGTAGCGTTCCCAACCCAGGAGGCGGGTTCAGATGAACTTTCGACGCAAACCGGTGAAAAACACCAAGGACCTCCCTCTAGTTCTAGTCTCGTGGATTGATTCAGTCCTCGAATCCAGCCACGAAGTAGCCCTCGAAGACGATATTTCAGGCTTTGGGAAGCTCTTAGAACGTGAAGACATCGGTTATTTGGTCCGAATCGACCGAAAAGAGGTCGTTTTGGCCATTTCTCGCTGCCACGGAGACAACACTGTTTCATATTCGAACACCATCCCGCGTGGATGGGTCAAAAAAATCACTTTTCTAGTCGAAAAACTGGAGGAAACCGATGGAGAACCAGGAAACCCAAGTAAAGCAGCCTGACACAACCGAAACTTATACAGGTTTCGGCCCAATAACACACTTTCCAATTAACCAAGGCGCTTGCCCTAATTGCGGCTACTGCCCCCATTGTGGACGCGGTGGATTCCACACTTATCCCTGGTGGCCACAACAGCCTTGGATCACTTATACCGCTGGAACGCAACTTTAATGCATGAACTGGGACCTCGATGCTGAACGCGAACTCTGGGCACACATCTGCACACAATCATTCTGGTGGTTCTTTCGCACCGCCTGGGGAATCGACTTCAATCCCAAGGCCCGCTCCTTCACTCCGCGCATCCACAAACCCGTTTGTGACTGGCTGGACCAAAAAGGCCGAGAATGGATTGCTAGCCGCCGAGAAAAGCGCCCTTCAAGCAAGTACCTTGCCCTCCTTGTTCCACGCGAGTTCTGGAAAACCACAATCGTCGGCGCATGGCTCGCATGGCTCCACATCCAAGACCCGGACCTCTCCACATACATCGGCTCCGAAACACTCACCCAAGCCGAAATGTGGTTCCTCCCCGTCAAAGAAACCGTCAAAGGAGCCAACCCCTATGCCTGGTTCCCGTGGCTCTATGGAAACTGGGAATCCAAAGACCGGAAGTTCACGGCCTCCGAAGTCATTACCGCCGCCCGTCGCGACGCCTCGATCAAAGAGCCGTCTTTCGGGACCTGGGGCGTTGTTACTGGCCTTACTGGTTGCCATCCTGACGTACTTGATTTTGACGACCCGATAAGCTACGACAGGCTCGAAAAAGACTCAGGTTGGTTCGACACCGTAAACGCACACGTCGATTCCCTAATCCCCGTGCTCAAGGCCGATGGCCTTATGATCTGGCCAGGAACCCGCTACGGCGATGGCGACCATTATGGTAAAGGATTCGAAAAGCATGGTGTAAAAAGCGTCTCGGGGATGCCTTTTCCAGACCACGCAACAGACTGCATTCGTCCAGACGGCAAATTCGAGGTCTACTTCCTTCAAGGGCGCACAGTCGATAGAGTTCCGGTCTTCCCAGAGCAGTGGCCGGAATCACGCCTGATTGAACAGGAAGCCGCCAGTTCCCTCAAGTACGCCGCCCAAATCATGAACGATCCTTCCAGCAGCGTCTACAACCCCCTCACCATGAAGCAAATCAGGGACCTATGGATCGACAAACAGTTCGTACCACTTGCCGCACTCCGCTACACTATCCACTGCGATACGGCATTCTGGTTTCAGGAACGTCAGGCAAGAGGGGACGAATCTGTTATTGTCGTATTCGGCCACTTGCCGGGTACTGGCGACGTTTACTATATCGAGGGGCACGGCTCGCGCCTTTGGCGCGCTGAGCACTTCGTCGAGAAGCTAGTCCAGATCGTCCAGCGTCTTCGTGGCCGACGCCATCGCGTCTCACTCATCACTGACGAGCGTGAGATGTTCGGCAAATCCGGCGCCTGGGAGACCCTGCTTCGAAATGGCTTTCACGATGCCAATATGCCGATGCCGCCCTTCCTCCAAATCCAGCGCAGCGGCCAGGCAAAAATCGCGCGTATTACCAACGCAGCCGGTTATTGGACAGACGGCCACGTGAAGCTAATCACGGACGCCCCAGGTGTCAATGAGCTAGTTAAGCAGATGACCACCATCGGTACTGGCGCCCACGACGACTGGGCAGACGCAGCCGCCGATGTGTTCCACAAAGATGTTTACGTCGGGATGCGGCGAATTGGCCGCGCCCCCGAGACAAGCGCTCCTGTGTATCCGGGGGATGAATGGCTCAAGACGGGCCAGATCACAGGCGGCGAGTTACTAAAGCTGTACGATAAACAGGTAGCGCAAGAGCAGGACCAGTCGCCATACGAAGCAATCGAGTAGGGGCGCGCTTGGTGCCTCCCCAAGCCGACTAACCGGGTGGGTCGCGCTCACCGCGTCCCTATTACTGGAGGCATATGTCAATCATCATTTACGATTTAGAAATCGCAACTCCTATTAAGGACGATGACTGGGGTGCAGCAAAGCGGGGAGAAAATGGTATCTCTAGTTTGGTTTTGTACGATAGTTCTAGTGAGCGTTATCATCTATATGATCCTCACACTATTGAACGTGCCGTTGACCACCTTAACACGGCCGATCTACTCGTTAGCTTCAACGGTGTGGAATTCGATACGCCATGCCTTCAAGGCTACACTGGGATGGTTGTCGAGCCTGCACAATTCGATATTCTCCAAGCTATTTGGCAAGCGCTAGGAAAGCGCTCAAAGGGCTGGAAGCTAGGCGCAGTTTGCGAACGCACGCTCAAGCTCAATAAATCTGGAACAGGCGAATCCGCACCAAAGCTCTACGCTGAGGGCCGGTTCGGAGAACTATTCGACTACAATCTCAATGATGTGTACCTCACACGCAAGCTTTACAACCATATCGTTGACTTTGGAACAGTCATCGGCCCAGATAGCAAGGCTATCCAACTAATCGAGTACCCTGATGCTCGGGCGTAGAATATATACTGGTGGAACATTTGATATATTTCACTACGGACACGCAAGGTTCCTTAGAGGATAAGCACCTGCTCGAAAACTGGATGAACTCAAATTATCATATAGATCGAGCTAAGCTTAGACAAAAATGCCAAAGCTAATCCCAGTTCCAATCGAAACCTCAGATCAAGTAGAAGAAATGCGCTGCATCTTTGCAGAATGTATTGACGATATGAAAACCAAACCTATGGAAGTCCCTTCCGCAGACGAGCAGCAAGCTTGGTGGGCAAAAATGCGTGGCCAAAAGGGATTTTTATACTACACCCCTCAATTTAGTAAGGTGGCAGTTGCTTTCTCACTACTCAAGGATCGTGGCGACCACATGACCCCCATGTTTGCAATCCGCCGGGGCTGGTGGGGAAATCGCTTCGCAAGCCAGATCATCGCTCACTATCTCAAATCCGCCTATCCCAAACCCCTCAAGGGTAGTGATCTAGTGAAAAATACCGTAATCTGCAAACTCAATGATGAATTCGGCTGGCAGGTCGTAGAAGAAGACGAAGTTGCACGACAGCTTTATCACCCTAATGAAGCAAGGCAGCAAGAAATTTACGACGAGATTCTTCGTTATCATGACAACTAAGCTCTCGTGTATCTGCCCAACAATCGGTCGCATATCACTCGAAAAGGTATTGGAAATCATCGTCCCACAGCTTAAAGACGGTGATGAATTCATCGTAGTTGGCGACGGCTCCTACCCCGAGACACGCGAATTGGTGGCGAAGTACCCACCGGCACAATATATTGAACTTGAAACTGGTCCACATGGAGACTATGGTTGTACCGCACTCGACTTCGCCATGCCACAAGCCAAAGGCGATTTCATCTTCTTTATAGGCGATGATGACATCCCCACCTTTGGGGCCTTCGAGACTATTCGAGACGCAGTAGAAGGGACAGCAGAACCACACCTGTTTGCAGTACTGCATACTGGAAGAATGCTTCTTGGAGAATTTTCAGCAGGGGGAGTAACCGGACAGCAGATCGTATTCCCAAATATACCCTCCAAAATACCTAAAATGGCCATTGAAGAGAAACGCGACTGGCAGGTTTCAGATTGGGTATTCGTTAACGCCGTTAATACTGCTTGGGACTATAAAACTCACGTTCATAACGACTTGATTGCTACAATACCCATACAAAGGTATGGCTCTTAATGCCTGAACTACCTACTGGTGCGGCGCCTCGTCTTGGCCTAGCCTCAGACGAAAGCATAATCGACCTTGTGGTTTCGCGCTACAAAGGCAGCGCGAACCATCATCAGGCATTTTACGAAAAAATCAAGCGTTATTATGATCTCTTTCGCGGCGTGACTTCAACTCGACACCAAGACCATCGTAACAATATCCACGTCCCATTCGCGCTCTCTGTCCTTGAATCTGATGTCTCTCGCAAGGTCCAGGCCCTTTTCGGTGCCTGGCCGCCAGTTATATTCGCAGGCTATTCAAAAGACGATGCCGGCCACGCTAAGCGTAATACCACACTCATCGCTGCACAAATGCGAGACGCTCGGTTCTTCGAGAAGTTCACAGACTTCTTCACTAACGCAGACATCTATGGCACGGCCTTTGCTCGGGTGGGATGGACTACGAAGGTAGAGCTTGAACGCTACCGTGAACCAAATGAGGTCCTCGGCCTAGAAGAAATCAAAACCCGTGATCTAATCACCTTCGATGGTCCAGACCTCGAAGTGCTAGACATACTTGATTGCTTCCCACAGCCAAACGCAAAGACAATCGAAGACTCAGCTTATTTTATCTTCCGTTACCATCTCGATCTTGATGAACTAGAACGTCGTGCAATGCTCGGCATCTACGACATGCGTGGAATTCGTGATCTTCGTGCGAACTTTGGCACAGATGCACAACAGCAGATCATTAGTGGGCGTGAGCCGCTCTATCGCTCTATGCGTGATTACGAGGCACGGCAGTCTGAACGCTTCGCCAAGCCGGTCGAGGTTATCGAATATTGGGGCGTTGTTCCGAATGAATTCGCCAGTGATAAAATCGTAAATCGCGTAATAAGCGTCGCTAATGGTAGAATTCTACTTCGCAATCGCCCCTTCCCCTTCTGGATCAAAGACAAGCCGTTCTTCGCATACAGCCCAATCCGCGATCCGCACTACCTATTCGGCATTGGAAAAATCGAGCCCATCGCTAAGCTGAACATGACTGCAAACAAGCTCGCGTCACAGAAGCTTGATGCGCTCGAAATCTTTATTGACCCAGTATTCCTCGCAACCGCTGACTCAGGACTCGACAAGCAGAACCTCTTCATGCGTGCAGGCCGCGTATTCACAGCGGATAGCATTAGTGTAGGCGAAGATAAGGTTCGCGCTCTCTTCCCTGACCTCCGAGGAATCCAAGGAAGCTACACTGAAATTGAGCAGCTTTGGCGCTGGTCACAGCAGGCCACAGGGATCATCGAAGACACCATCATGGGTGGCAAGGGCCAGAGCCGCGAGACCGCAACCAGTGTCCAGGCGCGTCTCGAAGGCGTAGCAAACAGGCTGATTCTCGAAATCATGCTTGCAGAACGTACAGTAGTCGAGCCGGTCGCAGACTACATGCGCGCGTTGAACCGCCAGTTCCTCAAACTCCCGAAACTTGTCCGTATGCTCGGAAGCGATGCTGAAGTTGATCCGCTCTCCGGCTTCAAACTCCCACAAGAGCCAACGGAAATCAGCCACGAAGACGTTAACATGGACTATCGTGCGCGCGCGACCGGCGCCACGAACCTGCTTAGCAAGGCTATGCGCCGCCAGGATGTACTTGCGCTCTCTGGTCTCGTGGGACAGATTCCGGGGGCAATCCAGGCAATTAACTGGGTCGGCTATCTCAACTGGGTGCTTGATGTCTTCGACGCCCCGGCCGCACAGTTGCTCAACGAGCAACCAACCGCTCTAGGCATGATGGCAGCCCAGGCCGGCGAGACAGGCGGAATCTCACCGACTGCAACACCAATGCTCACTCCGCAAATGCTCAGTCTAGGAGGCTAAATGCAGCACCTAGGTTCACTACACGAAACACTCACTTCTGACGGCTGGCAACTCGCAGTCAAGCCATTAGTGAAGCAGCGCATGGACGCAGCAATGCTACAACTTGCGTCCGTAGACCGGCCAAAGGATGTTTCAGATGACATTCTTCGCGGCCATATTTCAGCCCTCAGTTGGGTACTCGAACTAGAAACGCGCGTCAACCGCGAGATAGCCGAGAAACTAACAGAGCAGGAGACGCCAACCGAATCCCCTGCTGTTGGTAGCCCACTTGAGCCAGAATCCACCGAGTAATTGGGACAACCCCAGGAGCTTCAAATGACAGACATAATTGATGCGGGAATCAACTTCACCCATCCAGACGTGCTTGCGAAGATGCAAGCGGAACAGGCAGCGCATGCTGCACAGCCGGTCAAGCCGGCAACGGAACCTTCACCAGCGACAACCGCTGCTCAGCCGGAGAAAGTCTACGCAGGGAAGTACAAGAGCGTAGAAGAACTCGAAAAGGGATACTGGAATAGCGCACAGGAAGCAAAGCGCATCGCAGACGAGAACAAGCAACTGAAGGAAATCCTTACTGCACATCAGCGTGTCAACCCCGCTGAACGTGCAGATGCTCGCCCGGATTTCGCTAAAGAGCTTGAAGACGCTGCAATCCCGGTCGAACCACTCATGAACCTCATCCGCGAGACTGCTCGACAGATCGTGAAGACCGAGGTGCTTGAACCTATCGTTCGGGGCAGTGAAGCGCGTGCTGCGGTGATGAGAGAGTTTCCAGACTTCACACAACGTGAAGCGTCGCTACAAGCATTTTTGTCAGCTAATCCAGCAGTCGATGAGAAGTACCAGAGGATGTTGAAAGCGGGCCTGGAGCAAGAAGCTCTGGAGTTCGTGTTTATGACATCTGAGAGATTATCTACTAAGCCTGTTGCTGACGCAAGTGGTCAGGAACAAGCAGTCGCACGAGCAACCGCTGCCCTGAGTGGTACACAGGTCGGTGGTCGTGGGACAGAGGATACATTCTCTCAGCGTCTTAAGGTTGCGAATGAAGCCTTCCTCCGTGGAGAGCTCGCTGGGGTAGGCGCGCGCCTCGGAGTCCGTGTAACAATGGATGCAGCGCAGGTTGCAGGTGCGGGTGATGTTCCA